GGCGGCATCGTTGCCCGGAAGATGCGGAAAGCCGCGAAAGTTCAACTGGTTGGAGAATTTTTTCCGGCAGGTGGCAAAGCTCTTGTCACAACCGGCGATCACGGTGAAGGCGTCGCCGGCCTCGACCTTCGGGCCGGACACCGACCGGAGGGTCAGCACGATCCCGCGCATATCCTTGCGGTGATCGACGATACGGTCCTTGCGTCCCGCGCGCGCGCCGGCGGTCCAGGCGATCAGGCCCTGCGCAAACCAGCCCGGCTCGAACGCGTCGAGGCCGCTCGCGACGATCACTTCCCTCTCCTCGCAGGCCGACACCGTCCCCGTGGCCGAATAGCCGGGCCGGGCCAGGGCAAAGCCGCAGCGCGCATCGCCGAGTTCCGCGTCGCAGGCGCGGGCGACATAGCGGCCGCTCGGCTGGTCCAGCGCATGGACGAGGCTTTCGAGCTCGGCCACGAAGCGGCCGTCGCTGCGCGTGATCTTGCCGATCGTGGCGGTGCGCAGCCGCGCGAACTGCTCCGGCTTTCGCCAGTTCACCAGCAGCGTTTCGACCTTCGCACCGTCGTAGAGACCGGCGGCGATGTCCTCGTCGCGGATATCCGCCGAAGACAGCGCGCCTTCGACATCGACCGTATCGACGGCAAGGCCCAGCGTGTCGCGCGCCTCGCTGGCGCTGAAGCCGGTCTCGGGCTCGAAGCGCGCGCCATCGACCGTCAGCGGCCGGTCATGGTCGGTGTAGCCGGTCACGGCCCCGTCCACGCGCGTCAGGCGCCAGCAATGGCACACCGTGGTGACGTCGCGCGACAGATGCCCGGCGAAATCAGGCGGATAGATGCTCAAAGCTGCACCTCGATCAAAGGGATCGACGGAATCTGCCCCGCCTTGAAGGCGGTCAGGTTCATCGACATGCGCTCGGTATCGAAGCGCACCGGCACGTCGAATTCATATCCCGCCGTGACCGCCGCGCCGTCTGCCGGAGCTTGTGCAAGAACGATCTCGCCCGCCGCATCGTCGAAGGTGAAAGCCTCGGCCGGCAATTCCGCCGCATCGATCGCGACACGCAACGACGCCAGCACCGGCTTGGAGATCGAACGCAGATAGGCATCCTGCCCCGCTCCATAGCTCTTCACCAGCTTGAAGCGGCTTGCGCTTCCATCGCCAATCCCCAGCACCTGATCACCGGGCGACGGCTCGGCCTCCGGGCGGCACGACTTCATGTCGAACGGATCGCGAAAGCGGAAGGCATGCAGCGATCCGCGCCGCGCCTCGAAGAAGACAAGCACGTCGTGCAGGTCCTCCAGCGACCTCACGCCCGTGCCGGCGTCATAGACATGGCGCGACTGGGAAAAGCGCGCATTGCGCTTTTCCCGGCCCGATGTCAGCGAGATGATCTCGTTGCGCCGCTCCGGCCCGCCGGTCGCGCCGAAGGAAACGGCAAGCGGAAAGCGCACATCGTGGAAACTGGAAAGTTCGGACATTCGCCCCTCAAAAGGTTCGGCTGCCGCGCGACACGGCGCGCGCCAGCATGCCGGTGATCTGCGCTTCGGATTTGCGGAAGGATGCGGCGTCGGTCGCGGTGACGTTGAAGACGACGTTCACCGGAGCCGCGCCGCCGGATGCGGCAACGCCCAGCCTGCCATCGGCTCCGCGCTGCAGCGGCATGATCGCCTCCGGCCCCGCCTCGCCCATCAGGCCCAGATTTTGCCCCAAGGGGAAGTAGCTCGGCGCGGACACCACCCCGCCACCCGCGAAGGGCACGACATGCCCCGGCACGCCGCCCTTGGCGAAAGGCAATATTCCCGAGAGGCCGCCGAGCAGGCCGGAAAACAGCGAACCGGCCAGCGATTGCAGCGGCTTCAACCCCTGTTCCAGCGCCATGCCGGCGAGATTGAGCCCGATCCGGCGCAGCACATCGTCAAGCTCGCGCCCGCTGATCGCCGCTCCCTTCAGCGCGCCTGTGAGTTGCGAGCCGAAGCGATCGGACAGCTTTTCGAGATTTTCGAGCGCGGCCTGGAAGGGCGCGGTGTCGGCGTTGATCGAGACAGTCACGTCTTCAGCCATGCGTTGTCCTCTTTCTGCGGGATGTCGGGGAAAGCGCGCATCAGCGCGGCAAGATCCGCGTGCCGGGGCGCTTCATCGGCGCCGCGCGCGAAGATGCTCATGGCGCGCTCGAATTCGAGCGGCGTCATGGCCCAGAAGGTTTTGGGCGAAAGCCGCAGCAGGCCGAACCCCATGGCCATGACATGGTCCCAGGGAAATTCGCGCGCCGCGCCTGCTCCGGCATTCAAGGGTTTGCGGTGGTGCCCGCCGTCCCGAATGTCGCGGTCAGAAGCTCCGCGACAATCGCGGCGAAACCGGCAACGCCGCCGGCAGCCTGAAGCCCGCCCACCTCGTGGTCGGCAATCTCATGGCCGCCACCGCGCAGGCCCGCGCCAACGATGCGGATCATGTCGAGCGCCGAAAGCCGTCCGCGCGAGAAGCGTTCGACCAGCGCGCCGAGATCATCGGCCGCATAGGCCGCCTCCAGCTCCGCGAGCGCACCCAGCGTCAGGCAAAGCCGATAGCTCTTGCCGTCGAGTTCCGCGGCAACCTCGCCGCGCCGCCTGTTCACCGTCATGGCGTCACCGTGAAGCTGACGGGGCCGGCGGATTCGAGCGCCATCTCGAACGTCACCTCGCCGTCATGCGCGCCGGTATATTCGAGCGAGGTGATCTGGAAGCCGCCCTCGATCACGCCGAAATCCGGCACGGAAAGCTGCCATTTCGAAATCTCGCCGGCAAAGAAGCGAGCGCGTATCTCCGCATCCGATTGCTGGTCCTTGAAGATGCCCGAGCCGCTGATGGAAGCGCGCTGCACCCCGCTGCCGGCCAGCAATTCGCGCCAGCGGCCGGCGGAATCGGCGTCCGTGACGTCCACCGTCTGGCTGTTGAAGGCGATGCGCTTGGAGCGCAGCCCCGCAACCGTGATGAAACCGCCCGAGCCCGTGGAATCGAGCTTGAGCAGAAGGTCCTTGCCCTTCTGTGCGACCATGTCAGGTCTCCCGAATTGTATTGATGTGGACAAAGCGGCGCGCGTGGACGCCGAAGGCTCAGGCCAGGTCTTCGATCACCGCGCGGTAGCGAAGCAGGCCGTGGTGGACCGAAAGGTCCTCGTCATATCTGGTTTCGGCGAATTCCAGCCGCATGTTCACCAGATGGTGGTTGTCGAGCGCCAGCGCGCCGCCGTCGAGGCGCGTCCTGGCGACTTCCATGATCTCCAGCGTTTCCTTCTTGCCCTTCGCCTTCGACCAGATGTGCAGGGTGAACAGGTGCTCGCTGCCGTTCTCGGTTCCGGTGCTCCAGTCATAGATGCTGGTGCGGCCGAAAGTGAGATAGGGAAACGGCTGGTTCGGCGGCGCGCGGTCATAGACCTTCGGCCCGCCAATCAGGCCGAGGAGCGTGGCGTCGGCCTCCAGCGTCGAGAAGATCGCCCTTTGCAGGTCAGCGGCCGCTGCGGTCATTGCCTTCCCCCTTCCCACGCATCCGGACGCCGGCAACCCGGCGGTTTCCACCGGGCTTCGGCATGCCGGCACGGTAGCCTTGTTCAGCCCGTTCCGCCAGATCGTGCGCCCGCCAGCGCAGGGCGCGTATCAGGCCATCGAGCGTCATCCTGACAGACATCTTCACGGCTTGTCCTCCAGCGTGCGGCAAACCAGATAGCGCCCGGTCTCGTCCGGGTCGTGGACGGTGACGATGTCGAAAACCCGCCCCTGCCCCGCAAGGCGCATTCCAACGACGACATCACCCCGCCAGCGCATGGTGATGCGGTGCGAAACCGCCTGCTGCGTCTGGTCGGCGCCCGCAAGGCTCCGTGCCGAGATCGGTTCGATCATTGCGAAAACAGTCGCGATCTCCGCCCAGTCTTCCATCTGGCCGCCGAGTTCGTCGAGCTGGATGCCGCCCTGCCGAAGCGACAACTCGGTGCGCAGCCTTCCCGGATCGATGAATTCCGCCATCACAACCTCCTGTCGCGATAGCCGGCGATCAGGCGATCGTAGCCGGCCGGGTAGGAAACCGGCTGGTCGGCCGCGCCATAGGCGGCGCGGAACTCGTACCAGTGGGCGACCAGAAGCGTGACCGCACGCTTCAGAAGGTCCGGCACGTCCGTTCCCGCCTCGCCGAAACCGGCGCAAAAGTCGATCTCGATGCCGTTCATCGCCCGCAGCGGTCCGGGCCGCCTTTCGATATGCAGCCGCGCCGGCCGCGACAGCGTATCGAGCTGATAGTCGGCCGGACCGAGCACGGAGGCTTCGCCCCTGTCGCCATATATCGTCACCGACAGCACCGTGCGCACCGGGTGGCGCATCAGCGGCACGCAGCCATTGGCCGGCCATCGGTCGAATGCCAGGCGCCAGTTCTGGTTGACCATGGCCACGCCGGTCGTGCGCTCGACATCCTCGCGCGCGGCCCGGATCAGGCCGGTGAGAAAATCATCCTCGCTGTCATGCGCGATGCGCAGATGGCGCTTTATCTCGTTCAGGCTTACCGGCTCGACGGCAGGGTCGACCGTTCGCAGAAGCGTCATGCGACTACCTTCCATGATGAAGAAAAAGGTGGCGGCCCCGGAGGAGGACGGGCCGGAGCCGCCATCGGCCGCGTGACGGCGCAAGGGGTGGGCGCGCGTCACGTCAGCCGAAACGACACGCCGTCAGGCCGCGACGAATTTCAGCAGCTTGACGGCATCGAAGTCCTGCACGCCGCCGCCCACGCGCTTGGTGGTGTAGAACAGCACGTAAGGCTTGGCGCTGTAGGGATCGCGCAGCACGCGCACGCCGGTGCGGTCGACCACGAGATAGCCACGCCCGAAGTCGCCGAAGGCGATCGGCGTCGTGCCCGCAGCCGCGTCCGGCATGTCCTCGGCCTCCACCAGCGGGAAGCCCATCAGCATGGC